CGCATTAGTATCCTCCAGAAATAGTATTCTCTAGATCTTTCATATCATATTTAAATTGTCTTATTGAATCTGTATTAGTTCTTACAATTTCTTCTAATGCTTGCATCTCTGCTTGTGATGCTAATTTGTAGGAACCATCACGTAATGCCGCAACAATACCCTCGATACGTCCTACCCATGATGCCATGTCGGCCATTTCTTTTACCAGCTCTTCACGTGCTTCTGCGTAATTCTTTGAGTTTCTGCCTGTCTTATCAGTAAAGATAGCGTGAATATTATCTATATCACCATAGACACGTTGTTCTAAGTTTTCTATTTCTACTTGTAGTAAAGCAATTGTAGTAGTGCTTTTATCTATTTGTGCAGTAAGTTTGCTTGTGTAATTGAATGCTCCATATGTAGCTGCCAAGATGGACAATACCACAGGAATGGATGCTATGTATTTTAACATTTCCCCTCCAGGTTAATTATTTATTCCACTTCTCCTTGGCACGTAATGACCATCTCTCAAAAGCTTCTTTCTTTATATTTGTTTTAACTAATGTTGCCCCCTCAGGAATGTTATTATATAATTTTATAACTTCACCATCTTCTATTTCTACAATAGCGGGACCACAAAAAGCATCTTTGTCATAACCTGTATTCTTTTTCTTTAGTAATCTTACTTCTTTCATACAAGAAGATAATGACTCCATAGGAATATACTGTGTCATTTGATTGTCTTGATCATTCATATTACCAAACATGAACATTACTATAATACTAATAACTTCCATCTTTATCCCCATTCTGTCTAACTTTATCTTTGAGCTTCTCTATATCTTGAATCATTTTTTCTATATCCTGTTGTGCTCTTTTTATATTAACGGTATTGGACATCATTGATTCCATTTCTGTAGCCACACTTTCTAATTGAGATGCCATAAATTCTATAAGCATATCTTGTTGAGCGTCAGCAGGCAAAGATCCCATTTCACCACGAGGCCATTTAATTCTAAACTCGGTATTTTTTTCGACGTCTGAAAGCATTAACTTACCTTGGGTCTCAATATTATTTAGCCTTTCAATTACACCGAAGTAGGCCCACACACCAATTCCTACTGCCCCTATTATCGAAATTAAATTTCTCATAGGCATACTTACAGCAGAATCAGAACTTACTTTTAATTCACTCATTTGCTATTAAGATCCTTTTTTCCATTTCTTAGATGGTGATTTAGTTTTACTTGGGCTCCACTTTACTTTATCAGCCCAATACGCCGCAGACATTTTGCCTTTGGATATATTCTTTGCATGTCTAGATTTAAAAGCTTTACGTTGTCCTACTGTTTGATTAGTCTTTACTCCTGACTGACCAAACCTAATTGTTTTAATTTTGTCACCTTCTTTAGCCACAACTATATGTGACTTACCACTACCATCACTTAGACGTTTAGGTTTATTGAATCCAGATACCCCAGCTCTTTTTAATCTTGAATCAGGTTTCTTCATCGTTTTGTTTTTCCTTTTCTAAATATAGTTTTTAAAGTTTTAGCTTGAGCTGCATGTGACTTCGATGCTTTATTTAAACCTTTAATAACTTTATTTACTTTACGTTTCATTTGCTTTTTCATGTTCTATACTTTTTTGTTTTCTTTGCTATTGACTTTGGCTGTTTGGAGAATTGCTTTCCTTTTTTCTTCGCGGCTTTCTTCGCTTTCGTAGTCGCGGAGTATTCTGCGGAGCTCAAGGCCTTGATCGCTTTGGCTGGGAGGTATCTTTCTCCAGTAACGCTTGACTTCTTCCCAGACTTCGTTCGCCACTTTTGTTTCCCCCAGTTCTTTAAACTCGTTTGGGCTTTAGTTAAAGCCATTACTTATAACCACCACCAGCAGCTTTATATTTCTTTGCTACTAGTTGTGCTTTTCTTGCAGACCATTGACCTGCTTTTGTACCATGAGTAGCCGCTGACTTAACTTGTGATACAATTCTTTTGCGTAATCCAGGTTTAGTATATGGATTAGCTTTTTTAGTTTTTGCTTTTTTTGCCACTTTTCTTCTTCTTTTTCGGTTTGGCGCCATACTCTGCTTCCCATCGCTTAGCAATCTTAGGATGTTTAGCGTGAAGATAGCGCCTTTGTTTTTCCGATTTGAAAGGCATTACTTATTGATCTTGCCTTTACCTTTTCCACTACCAAACTTACCGTAAGATTCGTCACGGCTTGCTTTTAGTTGTTTCTTAGTTCTTTTCTTTTTAACACGCATAGCAATAGATTCATCTTTTCTATCTTTATAGCCTTGTTTTTTCTTTTTAGTTGTTTTCTTTTTCATTTTAGTTCCTGCAGGTTTTGCATAATCCATTGGTTTATTTCTTTGCAACGCAGGTTGTTTATATGCTAAATTTGGCATAATACACTCCTTATATTTTAGTTATCTTAACCGCTGCATCCATTGTCTTAGCAGCATCTTTTGCCATGTCACTGGCAAAACGCATTTCCGCTTCTTTCATTCTAAGCGCACGATCCTCATCCTCGTTTTCATCCGTTGTCATGAGTTTCGCTTCTTCAAGATCCATCTTGTCTTGATGTATCTTAAGCCTGTTCATCTCACCCTGCGCACGCAGTGCAAGATCTTGTTTCTGTAATTCCATTCTTTCTTCTTCAGGACTAGGATTTTCACCAGCCATGATCTTAGCTTTCTCTTCATCAAACTGTAATACTTTATCAGAAGCGTTAGCTGCCATCATTGCAATTTCATTTTGCATTTCAATTGGAAGTGGTTGTCCTTGTTGCTGAGCCATAAGTAATGCTTGTTGCATTTGTGGATTGTCAATCATCTGCATCATTTCTTGTTGATACTTCATAGCTAAGTGTTCAGTTATGTGCCCCATTAAGATTTGTTGCAGTTGTGGATTTTCTTTATAAGCAGGATTACGTAGTATAGTTCCATGAGTTACAATATGTGCATCATGGTTCTGATCCATCTGTGCTTGTAAAGGCATACCTTTCATAGCAGCCATGTTCTCTGATATAGGATTAGCTGACATAGGTTGTTGTGATTGTGCTAGATATCTTTGAGGTTCTTCTACTCCCATAGCTGCAAACAGTTCCATACTAATTTGTTGCATGTTATATGCAGCTGGGTTCTGTTGAGCTATAGACATAATAGCATTTATCTTTGCAATCCTATGTGCCTCTGTTGGCATGTTAGGATCTGATACTGGAATAACATCAATTGATTTTAAATTGAAGTCTTCTCTGAAAACTTGCTGTGCACCACCTGCGACTTCATAAGGATACATATCTGGAAGATATTCGCTATCTATTCTAGCGAGAATACGCAGGTCTTTGGATTGAGCAGCATGTAAGCGTTTGTGCACAGCGTTGAATAACTTTGAAGATTGCTCTAACAAAGCCATTGTAGTACCGACTGGACCGTAGTTAGAACCTTGTTCTACTACACTATCTGTCGCATCGGCAAACTCTTTTGCAAGATTAGTAACATATTGCATTAAATTAAATAAAGTTCCTGATGGTTCTTTAAACGGTAATGGTTGTAATGACTTAGCCAAATCTCCTGCTGGACTATTTACTTCTCTCCATTCACCTGGTGATATAGGCTCATCAGGGGCAAGTACACGAAGACCGTGTGCCTTGAATCCCCCTGGTAAGTTTGCAAAGGTTCCAGCGTCAATAAGTTGACGCATAGAGGAGGTAGCAGTCTTAGTAAGACCGCCTATTAAGTGTAAATATCCATAACCATAAAAACCTAAACCTGGAATCATTGTGTAATGAGTGAAGTACATTTTCTTTTTCATTAACATATCTTCTTCATCCCAGTTTCTTCGTATACATAATACTTGCTGGTCTTTGGTCATGTGAACAATGTATGGAAGTTTTAATCCATCTTCATTTTCAAAACCTGGTAAATCTATATTCGCATGTATTTCTAAAATTTCTACTTCATCATCTAATTGTCCTGGTTGATTTCTACCAACAATTTCGTTTGCTGTTTCTGTAGCTGCGTCTTCATCAATTTCAGTTTCCATAACTTCAATGTCACGGAACATACCTGCTATTTGTAATTTTCTAACTTCGTTTTGTGATAGTACATATCTATGTGTAAATCTTTCTGCTGTTTCTAAATCAGATGCATAGTAATCTACATAGAAATCACTAGCCTTAACATATTCTGTACGTGCTCTTTGTAATGTTGGGTCCCAATAGGTTTTCTTAAATGCTGTACCATATAATGATACATAAAATAATAAACGATCTAGTTCAGGACCGTACTCTGGCATTTGTATTTGCGTTTGCCAATTCATAAAATGACGAACACGGTTTGCCTGTTCTTGTTTTTGCATAGTATCCATACCAATTATACGAGTACGTACTGGACCTTCGGTTGGAAATAATTCTTTATATGTTTTTGCTTGAAACTTTACAACTGCTTGTGCTAATACAGGATGAGTTGCTCCACATGCCCCTGGAAAAGGTTCATCACCTTGTTCATCTGTAAATCCTAATAGAGTTACGCCTTCTTCTGCAATATTATCATATTCGCCACGTGATTCTTTATCACGTTCATAGCCATCTATTAATTCACTTGCAACTAATTGTAAATCTTCTTCAGGAATAAGTTCTGCTAAGTTAGCTTCAAACTCATCTTCTAAAACTTCTTCGTCTTCAAGTAGACCCATTGCATCAGCAGCTTCTAATTCTGCCTCATCTGTTAATTCTACTTCTACTTCTTCAGTACCATCAGGCATACGTGTACCTGATATTACTTCTTCTAAATCTATTTGTTTTTCAATTGCCATTTCGTATCCTTGTTAATAGTAAAGTCCCCGTCTTTTACTATATGCTGCTTCTTTTCTATTATATACTCTTTGCTCCGCCTTGTCAACCCATGTATTCTCACTATGCTCTATGTAACCACCATTACGCATCCACAATAAAGCTTGTGATAATGTATCCATATAATCATCATGATTACCAGTTGGAAAGGTTCTAGCTTCATCCATTACTTCGACTGCCCATTTTCTATCAAAAGGGGCATAGATTCTACCATTATGAAACAAACCTGTAATAGAATATGCTCTTGCAACTTTATCTCTATCAGGGTTAAACTCAAATATTGGTAATCCTGTCATACGTAAGTCTTGTATTAATGATTGACCTGAAGCTTTCTTCTCAATCAAGATTGTATCAGGTTCATGCTCTTGATATTTA